GTGACTCCGCAAGGATTCAAACCTTGAACCTCTTGATCCGTAGTCAAGTGCTCTATTCAGTTGAGCTACGGAGCCAATTCTTATCTTTTGTACACCCTTAGGGATTCGAACCCTAGACCCACTGATTAAGAGTCAGTTGCTCTACCAACTGAGCTAAGGGTGCAACATTTAAAAGCCTCATTTCTGAATTGCGAGTGCAAAGGTACTACTATTTTTTGATTCCACCAAATTTTTTCGCAACTTTTTTTGAAAAAAATCAATTTTTCTTCATCTTGAAGGTTCCTAATGTATGTCTATACCCCTTCTTGTTGATGCTTACCACGCGGTAGATACCCTCCTTTAAGTTTCTAACATCTAGCGTGTTATCTTTTGCATGGAGGTACAGAATATCGCATCCTTGCAGGGTTTCGACCATCAGAACGTCAAAAACGAGATTTTTGGTGGTTTCTGCTAGATATACCTTCTTTCCGTCACATTCGAGTAATTTCGCAGCTCCTGTGCTTTGGGCAAAAAGTGGATTCTCTTCCTCTTTTTCTTGGGTTGGCTGGCTTTCGATGCCATATCCGTCCATTGAAGTTACGGCAACAAACAGACGTTTTGCGTCAGGATTTTCTATTTTGAACGAATTTCCTATGATTCGTGCGGCAACCAGGTTGCGTGCATCGGTGATGTCAACCGGATATTTCTTGCTCGCGTATACATTATTATATATATAAGGGGTTGCGATTTTAGTGCCATCCGTATAGTTTGAAGGATTGCTCCAGGAAACTGATACCTTGTTATCGGTGGTGATTACCGATAATTGCTGTGGCTGTTCCGGTTGATTCTTGCTTGCCCAAGTCATCGGCGGAACCAATGAAGGGTATGGATTGAAACGTTGGGTAAAGTCGAGAATACCCTGTTTGTTGTCCAGCAGGAACTTGTTTCTGAAGAATGCATATCCCATTCCGAGGTTTCGGATGTGATACATTTCTGCCGTCACGTCATTGATGTTCCACTTTCCTTCTTTCGGATCGAGAAAGTAGATGCCCAGTCCTGGAACCACAATCTTGCCATGGCTCTGTTCCTGCCAGTCGATGGCAAACGGATAGAAGTGTTCGTTCTTGAAATACATCATAGGGAAGAGCTCGTCCATCAGACCGCTCTTGAGCCAGCCCTGTGCATCCTGGCAGACCTTCGTGTATGCATTCCAGCCAAAGCTCCGGTATCTGCTCAGGTCATCATACTTTCCTACAGGTGAGCAGCTCATTTTTACCCAAGGTTTTTCAGCCTTCACTGCATCGTGAATCTTTCTTACGATGTTGGTGATATACCGGCGTCCCTGTTCCCGGCTCACTTTGATGTTCCAGGTTTCAGGGTAACGGATGTAGTCGAGGTGAATACCGTCTACATTATATTTATGGGTGATTTCCCTGCAGATGTTTGCCAGATAATCACCTGTCCGACTGTTTTCTGGATCCATGTATCCGTCGACTCCAATCTTCTTGATGAGTTTTGGCATCTTGTTTCGGAGGGTTTTGCAGCCGAGTGCGTTCCATTTTCCTACTGGAATGGTTACCACCCAGGCATGCAGTTCCATACCGCGCTTATGGCATTCGTCGATGGCAAACTGCAGAGCATCATAGCCCGGACTTCTGCCCGGAAATCCTGACAGACATCCATCCCAAGGTTCGTATGCCGACGGATAAATCATGGTACCTCTTACGCGGGTCTGTATCAGTACGGTGTTGATTTTAGCCTGCTGTAACCGGTCCAGTATATCCGTCAGTTCCTTTTTCTGCTTTTCGGCAGAATAAGAAGACTGGGCATAAGAGTGTGGCCAGTCGATACCTCCTATGGTTGTCAGCCATACAGCTCTTACTTCATGTTTCGGCACCTGGTTATTGAACACGATACTCTGGGCTTTTGCGGCCAAAACAGAGCATAAAACGATAAAAAATATCTTAAATCTCTTCATAATCTTACAATTTGGCAACAAAGATACCAATATTTTTTTTGTATCAGTATGGTGTAGACTAACCTATTGATAACCAAATCGTTACGCTTTCTGTTATAATACGTTTGCACGAAATTTGCATGTTTTACGTATTTTAACGTTACTTTATGGTAATGCAACAGCGCACTCTGTACCATCCTCTAATATCAGAAACATCAACAGTAAAGTCTGCAAAATTAGGGTTTACGGAGCGGCATATGACCTTCGTATCATCACCCTTTGCTTGGAATACATTCTTAATGATAGCTCCATTTACTGTATCGAGCACATAGGTGTTGCCCCATTCAATGAAAGCCTTCTCGTTAATCTTCTGCACAAGAACCTTACTACCGCTTGGGTATTCTGGCGACATACTATCCCCCGTGACTGAGATTGCCATCGAAATATTCTCAATAGGAGAAATTATCATTTCGCAATCATGCTTTTTTATCTGATACTCGAAATTGTTTGGTGTACCACCTTGCGCTGCAACCGGAAGAAGCGGTACTTTATAGAATTTGCCTTCCTCCTGTAGCTTATCGGTGTTAGTCATAAAACCCTCACCCGTTTCTAACCAATCAGCATTAATATCAGGGAAGACCTCTGAAACAGCTCTCTTTGTCTTCAATGATAATTTATCTGTATTATAGAAATGACTGATGCTTACACCAATCTTTTCCTGAAACTGAGCCATTGACATTCCCTTGTGCTCAGCCACCTTTTTTGCTCTTTCCAATAGTTCACCCATACGTTTATATTAATTATTATTAAAATATTAATAGAAAATAATAGTATCTCAATTTTTTTTATTAATTTTGCGGTGTAATTATAAAACACCGATATATTTCGGATGCAAAGATAATAATTTAATATTAATTTCTATATAAATTTATAGTTAAATATGGTTATTAAATCTCAAAAAGAAAAAGAAAGCTTGGTAGTTCAATCAGTTGAGAACTACATGAAGCATGGTCTCAAGAAGTCTGAGGCTGTGCGGCGGACAATGAGTGACTTCAAATATGCGTGTGAGGCTAGCATCTATGGCATCCTCAAACGCAACAAGGAGAAAGGAGGTAACGATGATAAACGAACCGCCTGATGTAAAGCCGAAAGGTAGATATTCGGTTAAGGAGACTGCTGAGAAGTTACGAGTTAGTGCGAACACCATCTATCGTTACATTAAGAGTGGATTCCTTAAGAGTATTGTAAGACCGAATGGGCAAGTTGCTATCGCAGGGTCAGAGATTACTCGATTTTGGGGTGGCGAGTATATATAATATATAATAAGGTGTAAATATGGAAAAGGAGATACAAGAAGCAATCACATTATTAGAATCCCAAGGTTATGAGATTATCCCACCACAATCTATCTCTGTTATAAATGAAGAGTTTGAAAAATGGTGGAAGATGTATGGTAAGTGTGTCGGCAAGCAGAAATGCTTAAAGAAGTGGATGCACATGACTAAGAAGGATAGAACCGCTTGTATAGCAGCTACGCCACGATATGTTGCATCAATCACTCAGAAAGTATATCAAAAGCACCCTCTTACCTATCTTAATTCCCGTGCTTGGGAGGATGAAATATATTCTGAGTATGACGAAGTACAGCAACAACAGCAGCGAACAGAGCTTAATTTCGCAAGAACAGCAGCAGAGGTCTTTAACGCTGATTAATTTCGAAGAGTGGGTAGAAACCAATTATCCTTTAATCAGTAAGCGAAAAGAGCCCGTATATTCACTAACTTCAGCTCTTGAAGATACCAATACATTAGCATCTTTAGATAATGATTATGGAGAAGGGTTCGCTCTAAAATGGGTAAAAGCTCAGTTATTAGATACCTTTAGACTTCTCGGTGCTGGTAGTTCTGTTAATAGTCTTCAAATTATCTTCATGGCAAGACGAATAAGAAGTATCTATTATTATCTATCTCCTAGCGAACTTACCTACTTTTTGGAATCATTGGTAGGTGGAGGATATGGAAAGATATATGTAGGTAATACTATTAATCCGCAGAACTTTATGGAAGCTCTAATGAAATTTGATTCAGAAAGAGCAACTAAGCTATCTCAGATAGCTAATGAAACCAATAAGGAGCGAAAGAAGAATGTAAAAGCTGATATTGATACCGTTAATGCTATCTGTAATAAGATACGCAAGGAATTGACTATTAAGCTTATGGGTTCTAGGGCTGGAAATGAATACAAATCGTTTAACGTTAATAAAAACAACAATGAAAATTGAAATCAAATCAATGACTTTACAGAACTTTAAGAAGGTTCGGAGTCAAGAAATTAACTTTAGCCACAATATGGTTATTAGTGGCGCAAATAAGGTAGGTAAGACAACTATCTATGATGCTTACCTTTGGGCAATCTTCGGCGTTATCAGTAAGAAGAATGCCACCGTACAACCTCTTGATATTAATAATGATGTTATTCATCATCTTGAAACCTCTGTCACTGTAGTACTTAACTATAATGATGAGCGAGAGATTAAGGTACAGCGTATTCTTTCTGAGAATTGGAAGAATAAGGGTACAGCAGATGAGAAGTTGCAAAGTACTACACAGGATAGACTTATCGATGACGTTCCTCTTTCACAGAAAGATTTCAACGCCAAACTTGAAGAACTTTGTCCGCTCTATAAATGGCTCGTACTGTCTAATATCAACATCTTTATGTCCTATAAGGTTGATGACCGCCGTAAAATGCTTATGTCGCTGGCAGGCAAAATCAATGAAGAAGAATTGATGAAGCCTTATCCTATGGTGTATAAGGGCGTAATTGAAGAGAAGAAAGAACTCTCCGATATGCTTACACAGCAGAAGGCAACAAAGAAGAAAGCGGAAGAGGAGTTAGATTTGATACCTGCAAAGGTTCAGGCACAAGAGGCTCTTAGAGTTGATGCCGATTTTACTGCTCTCAAAGCGCAGAAGGTAAAGATTGATGCTGATATTGCTGCTATAGATGCGGCATTGGAGGGAACGACTGAGAAAGACCCTGCTATGGAAGAGTACCTCAATAAGTTGCAAGCGCATAACGTAAAGGTTGCGAATGCACAGAAGGTATGGCAAGATGCTAAGATTAAGGCGATTGATGAGCTTACGAAGAAGATTTCTACGGCTTCAACGAAACTTAATGACGCTAAATCTGCATATATTACAAATATGGAGACCAATACAAAATACAAGGTTTCCTTGGCAGAGGTCACTATTAATTTCAATAACAAGATTAAAGAGTGGAATAATGCTAACGAAAAGAAATTTAACTATAAGCAAACAGATGTTTGTCCAGTTTGTGGTCGTCCTTATACGGACGAAATGAAGGCAAAGGAATATGATAACGCCGTTGCCGAGTTCAATAAGAATAAGTCTGATGAACTCACAAAAATACAGAATGAGGCTGCTCAAATTAAGCAACAGATGACAGTCCTCAAAGGTAATATCAATACCTATGAGCAGATTACCAAGGCACAAGATGAGGATAAGGTAAAGAATGCCCAATCTGAGTATCAGAAGTTAATTGACGAGCGCACAGAGAAGCAGAATCAAACTTGGGAAGCTGCTGCGGAAAAGGTGGTCTTTGATAAAGACCTCGCCGATATTGAAGCAAGTAAGCCTGTTGTGAAGGTTGATGCTACAATCGAAGAGAATAAGGAGAAAAAGAAGACCCTTACTTCTCAGCGTGATGTATTGGTTAATCAAATCGCAGGTGAGGAGACTAATAAGCGTATTGATACAGAGAAAGAAAAGCTCAATCATCGCTCTGTTGAGTTATCTCAGATTATTGCTGATTGTGGTGAAGTTATTAGCCAAATCAAAGCTTACAAGAAGGCAAAGATTAATCTTGTTGAGCAAAAGGTAAATTCATACTTCTCACTCATTCGTTGGAAGTTCTATGAGCAGAATAAGACCAATGACGATGAGAAGGAAATCTGCACCGCTATTGATAAGGATGGTATTGACTACGATAATACGAATGATGGAACTGTTATTGATATGGGCGTTGATATTATCAGCGGTATATCTAAGGCTTCAAATATCTTCGTACCTTTGTTCGTTGACCGCAAGGAATCAGCAGAACACATCGTGCCCGTTGAACAGCAGATTATCTACTTGCAATGCATCTACGGTCAGCCTTTGGAGATAAAATCAATTTAATAACTTTATAACATAGAAATTATGACAGAAAATGGAATCGTGGTTTCACAGCCACAAGTTAGCGGACTTAATATGTTCGCAAATCAAGAAAGTTTTAATACTGGCTATAAGATGGCGCAGATTTTGTCTGCGTCCACAATTATTCCTGATACATTTAAAGGGAACGTAGGTAATGTAATGATTGCAATTGATATTGCACAAAGATTACATACAAATCCACTTATGATAATGCAAAATACATACGTTGTGTATGGAATGCCTTCTTTCTCGGCAAAGTTCCTTATTGCTTGTATCAATGCAAGTGGTCTCTTCGCTACCCCTCTCAGATATGAATTTGTTGGTGAGCAAGGCAAAGATAATTGGGGTTGCTATGCTTTCGCAATAGATAAGCAGGGTGAGGTACTTAAAGGCTCTGTAGTTACTATTCATCAAGCTAAGATTAAAGGTTGGTACGACAAAAAAGGAAGTAACTGGCAAGCTGACCCAGAGCAGATGCTTCGTTATCGTGCTGCTACAAGATTTCAGAACGCCTATTGCCCAGAGATTACTTGCGGTCTTGCTGTTAAGGAAGACTTGGAGGATGGCGATTATACTGAGGTTACCGCTAATAACGTTGAGCAGCTTTCTGCCGAAGAGAAGCTCGCACAAGCTCAGCAGCAAGAGGAACAGCAAGCCAATACTCAGTCGCTCGATATGAATAACGGCGAGAATAAGGAAGAAAATAAGACTGCTAATAATTCCTCAAGCGAAGAGCAGAAAACCGCTCAGACCGCAGAAAATGCGGCTCAAACAAAGCCTAAGGCAAAACCGATGGGTAAGCAGGAAATGCCTGATATGTTTAAGCAGCAGTAAAATAACGGATAGGAGAGGGAGAAATCTCTCTCCTATATATAAAAAGGTATAGAATATGCAATTAATTACATTAGGTAGTGGAAGCTCTGGTAATGGGTATATCCTACAGAATGATGATGAAGCACTTATCATAGAATGTGGAATGCCCTTAAAAGATGCCGTAGAAGCACTTGGAGGAAATCTCAAAAAGGTTGTCGGTTGCTTGATTACTCATAGCCACGGCGACCACGCAGGGTTTATTCTTCAGTATGCACGACCTTTCAATATCTTTGCAACCAAAGGTACTTTGGAAGAAAAGAAGATTAAGGAAGGTGAATTTCATTATAATGCCATACCGATGCTTAAAGAGTTTCGTATTGGTAACTTCGTTATAAAAGCTTTCGATACAGTTCACGACACCAAAGAGCCTTGCGGCTTTATCATTTATCATCCCGATATGGGAGATATGCTTTTTCTCACGGATAGCCATCATATCAAATATAAGCTATCGTTTCCGCTTGACTATATCCTTATCGAATGCAATCACATGGATTCTTTGGTTGATAAGAGTGTGAGAGAGGGCATTATTCCTAAGAAGATTGGCATTAGAGCAAAAGCTACTCACATGAGCTTGGAAAGATGTCTGAACTGCCTTAAAGAGAATAAATTGGAAAGAACGAAAGCGATAGTGCTTATTCACATGAGTGCAAACAACGGCGATGCCGTATTATTCTCTTCTGAGGTAGCGAAAGCCACGGGCAAGGCGGTTCACGTTGCGAAGAAAGGATTCTCATTGGAGTTGATGAAATGAAAACTCTTGAAGAAATATCGTATATACACATGATAGAGCAGCTACGAGAGGAGGTTAGAAAGCTTACAGATGAAAATAAGTTGTTGTGTGAATCAATAAAACGTTATTTGCATGAAAAAAGAAAATGAAGAGCCATGTTGCGGTAATTGCATTTTATTTACCAATGAAGGTATTTATGGTGATGGCTTTTGCTGCGATAAAGAAGAAGGCACAGTTTGTTGGGAATGGTGTAATAAACATAAATACAGATAATTATGGTAATAGAAGGAAAACAAGTTAAAGAATGGGTAGAACGTGCTTATAACAATGCCGTGAAACACGGATGGCACGAAGAGAAGAAGCCTACGGCACACTGGGTTATGATGATTAGCACAGAGGTTACGGAAGCCGTTCAAGCTGACCGCAACGGGCGTTGGATGGACGACCTTGATAAAAGTGGGCTTGATTGCGTTATCGCTAACGACCACCACGGAGGTTTGTTTGAAAAATTCTACGGCGAACATATTGAGGGAACAGTTGAGAGTGAATTAGCGGATATTTGCATTCGTACATTCGACCTTATGGGGCTAAAAAATGTAAAGTGTAGAACAGAATATGTAACAGATGAAGAGATTATAGAAATTTGTGAAACACGAGACTTTACTGTTAATGCGTATTCTGTATCAAGATGTATCTTAAACTTTACTACCTCTGATAATCCTTTGCTCTGTGAAGCTTATTTTAATGATATAATCGTTGCTACCTTTGAATGGGCAGAATCACTAGGTATCGACCTCGTACAGCACATTAATCTAAAGATGCGCTATAATGAAACCCGTGAGTATCATCACGGAGGCAAGAAGTACTAAAAAAAATAAGGCGGCTGCTCATCACGAGTAACCGCCTTTGTTATCCAACAATCTTATAACCAAGAAACTAAAACCTACAAAATATTAGTAACTATTGAAAATGTCTTATCTTTTTCTATTTTTATATATTGCCAAAAATATCATACCTACTATGAAGAGAAGCACGAATACCGCCGTAACCTTACCTAATCGGTAGAATGCAGCATCTATTTTATTCATCGGCTTCTCTATATACACGGGATATGGAACAGAATCTTGTTTAGCTTTATCTAAGGAATCGATTTTGAGTCGATACTTGCTTAGACTATCCTTATATGATTTATAATAAGAAATACTATCTCTGAGCTTCTGTACGAATACCTCTGTATAATTATGGCTCTCGTAGTGATATTTGTCTTGTCTAAGAATATTACCATCTTTATCAACCATTGTTAAAGTGCTATCTCTAATATGGTTTGTTTCAGACTTGCTATTTTCTTTTAGCTCACTTTGAGTTCTCTGATAGAGTTCAAAGGTCGCTGAAAGTCTAGCATTAAATATCGAATCCCAATGTGACTGCTTATCGCTGATATAAGTCTGTCGGGTAACCACCTTCGGGGTAGCCGTACACCCGATAACTATCTGCGTCATAAGAAACAGAAGCATTGAAATTGATAAACAATAAAACAAATCTTTAATCCTTTTCATAAGCTATGCTGTTATATTAAAGGCTTTCAAAGCTCTCTTCCAATATTTGGTTCTGCTCGGCAAGCCGTTTGTTCCACCATTGATTTTTTTTGTAACCGCTTCAATATCATTCTTATCAGCTACGGCATTCAATCCTCTTACTAACCAATACCACATACCGCTTTTTACTGCTCCTTTCGGTTTCTCCAAGAGCTTTGGCTCTGCTACAACATCACCTTTGCAGTACTTTGAGTTCGTGTAGGCTTGATAATTTGCCCTTCCTGTTAAATGCAAGAAGCCACGACCTTTATATCTGTAGCCGTCACCCTTTTGAGTATTGCCCAACATCTTTGCGAGCCTACCAACCTCATACTTATGGCAGTAGTCAGCATTACCGATTTCTCGCATGTGTACCAACTCTGCGGTTTCGTGAGCCACTTGTGCAAGGAAATGTGCCATGCGAAGTGGAGTATTGATATTAAAAGCATCTGCGTAATCGTTGATATAAGGAAGATATATATCAATCCTTTCTCCAGCTTTCGGCATGATGGCTTTCATTTGTTCTTTTGTTACTTTCATTTTTTATCCTCCGTTGCTTTAAATCCTTCTTCTAAGGCATCACCAACACCTTCACTCTTTGATTTAGCAAGAGCTACGATAAAGGCTTTAATGAAGCCCTTTATTGTTTTCTTTTCTACCGCTACGCCACGAACAAACAAGAAATGTCCTACTATGCTCGGAATCTCTATTCTTACCGCAATAAATGCAGTAACAACCCATCCACCCCAAATATAATCAATATCAATCTGCGGCAATAAAGCTCTACCAAGAGATACACCTACCATTATATAGATAAGGTAGTCCACAAATTTATTTAAAGTTCTGCGCCTTGCCCGTGATGCTCTGAACTCATATCTATCAGCAAGGAGAGGGCTCTTGCTTTCTAAAGCATTTTTATGTCGAAGGCTACTTTCTTCACAACCAAAGCGATAGTCAGCAATGATAAGTAGAACGATAGCAATGAGCATCCATCGGGTATCGAGTAACATACAACTCAACTCATCCCCGAATAGCATCATCCCAGCCGCTCTTGTACCCGTATTTCCTACTTGTCCTACCATATTTTGTTTTTGATGCAAAGATAGCTTTTAAAATTGAAAGACAAAAGAAAATAGATAATCGGGTGTAAACAAATAAAGAGGAACTTACCAAAAGCTCCTCTTTACAAATGATTCAAACAGTATATCTACTTCAAAAAGTATTCTCTTATATTATATACGCCATCCTTATCTTTCAGTAGGTCAAGGGCTAATTTGTAGGCGTATTCTACAAGTTCTTCCTCATTTATATCAGAAAGAGATTTCTCGCCCTTTATTATGGCAATGGTCTCTCCGTGGTCGCTTATTACTTGATTCATGGCTATATACAGCGCATAATCATTGTAATATGGCTTATCCTCCATACATAAGCCCAACTTCTCCATTTCGTCCAACCATCCTTGCATATTCCAAGTTGCTTCGGGATTCATCTTACCGATAATATCCAAAGCCTCATTCTTGGTGAGATAGTTCTTCCATTTGATGGCGCAGAGCTTATCAAGATACTCTTGCGCCAACTCTGGGTGTTTGGCTGCCATATCCTGCATCATGCAACGCATGGTGTCTCCGAATGTGTGCATATACTTTACGTTGGTTGATGAAGCCATCATTCCATACAGCTCATCAAATTTACTCATAATCTCTTTTGCTTCCATATCTTATATATTTTAACCTATTATCAAATCTTTCAACTCTACAAAATCCTCCTCTGTGAAGTTGATGCTTCGCTTGCTTCCAAAGAGGATAGCGGTTGCAATTCCATCCGGCAGGTCAATAGACACAACGCCTTTATCGATATGTCCGTGAATAAAACCTACATCGAATTTGTAATCTTCCACGGATTTTAGCATCTGCATCATATCTTCAAATATCGTGTTGGCATCTATGTTTCCGTTCTCATCGGCGATGAATAGGGTAGCGTTGTCTATCGATTTATCCCACTTATCCTTATTCTTGGATATGATATTATGCGCCGCACGTTTCATATACACTGATGGTATGGCTAGCATCGGGTTAGCCTTAACCATATCGTCTATTCTTGCGTCTGCCCAAACGTCAACCGATTCAAGCAGTTTCTCTTTAAGCTCTGTTATATTCATTTCTTAGACCCTCCTTTCTTAGCTTGATTCTGACCATTAATCATTGCGAGATAATCCTTGTATGCCATATCTGGATAATTGGTGAGGTAGTCATCAAGCAAGGCTCGCTTCTGTTCCTCCTCCTTAGCCATCTCCTTCTTTAGCTTTGTTACGATGGATAGGTGATGCTTCAAAGCCTCCTTGCCTTGCTCTGTCTGCTCTATACGAGGTCGGATAATGCGTAGTTCCTCATCTTGCACAAGCTTAGATACGTACTGCAAACTCTCCACGTATTCTTGGTTTTGTATCAAGAACTGCTTCTGAGTATCTGTAAAACTATCCTCTATCTTATCTATCTCATCGAAGAGTGGAGTAGAAGATACCTGCGTCTGCATATTGATAGATGCTCGCTTCTGTTGTATTGCTTCGTACATCTTCTGTAGCTCGGCATCCATCATCTGCGGCTGCTGCTGATTTGTACCCATATCCAATAATGGGCTGTTACCAAAATTCATCATAACAATCAAATATCTTTAAAGTTGGTGATATATTATAGAGAGGTGAGAGGGCATCCACCAACGAGGGCAAACGCCCCTCACCAACTCATTTTTTCTTAGTCTTTTTTACGGACTTTCTTGCTCTGTTACGCTCCTGTAGTGGGAGTGGAAGGAGCAGTACCGTTACAGCAATAGCTGCCGTAGCCCGAAATTACTGGCGTAGATGGGAGTACCAACTGACCACGCAAGCAATTGCAGGTCTTCTCGTTAACGTAAGCCATCATAAGCTTCTCCTTGTAAGGAGTGAGGGCTTCCATCACGGCTACCTTCTTGTCGAGGTCGCTATACTTAGCCTGTAGTGCGTCATACTGGTCTCTCTGATTCTTGTACAGACCAAAGTCTGCATCAATCTGAGACTTGTAAAGACCGAACTCAGCCTGCATTGCACGGCGGTTCTCAGCGTTGATAGCATCGTTAGCCCCCTTATACATAGAGAACTTCTCTGCGATGTCAGTTTCACGCATAGCGTAGAACTTGTTAGCGGTGTCGAGCTTCAAACCGAACATGTCGGTAAGCAGCTTAACCTCATCAGCGCATTCCTTCTCCATTACCTGCAAGGCAGTTGGCTGATTAGCATTCGCATTTGCGCCATAACCGTAAGCGTTGATGTTAACGTTCTCAGGCATATTGCCGCCGAGTGAACCAAACACACTGCGATTACCTCCAAATAACCAAGCACCAGCACCGAGTGCCGTGCCAATGATACCAAGGGTAAGACCAGCATTTCCTGTTGCCTTAGAAGCATAATCATCGTGCTTCTTTCCCTCTTCGTAGATTTTCTTCTCTACGACCTTTGCATCTGTCATTTCCATAATACAATCTTTTGAAATCCTTAATATTAACTAACACTATGTAATCGATTACGGATGCAAAGGTACAAAGAACATAGAAGAGCAAATATAACTCTATCACACTTTCTTTTAGTGGTTGATTATCAATGATTTAAGCTGATAGTAGGTAGTATCATATATTGTTATGTATAATTTAAGGCAAAAAGTGCGTATATTTTTCGGGGAAATATGTGTGTTTTTGTCTATTATATTGCACCAAATAAAAAAGAGAGGCAATCACTTACCTCTCTTACTCTTAATATAGTGAAGAATATCCCACTTCTTAAAAAATCGGGTGTGCCCTCGCTTCTTGCACTCGCCATTCGGAATGTCGCCCCTTGCAACCATCCTGTTAAGGGTGGCATCAGAAACGTGCAGCTTCTCCTTGACTTCCTCGGTGCTCATCATAGGGTTGAGAGCATACGGCAGATAGTTCTCACAAAGGTCTTCTATCTCATCGCTGCTCATTCCGCAAGCAGTTACCTTCTCCCCTCTCTTCTCTTGCTCGTCTGCTCGAAAGCAAGAGTCAGACAACGATTTTAATAACACTCCCAAGGTGTGATAACCAAATAACTTTCCCATATCATTATAATCTAGAGATTAAACTTTGACAGCCCTTGCCTGAGAAATACTTATCGGCAAAACCATATACATAAAATATAATGGTCATTACAAGTATTACAACATTAGCTTCCACCATTTCGTTGGTGGTAAAAACATTCCAGTATACGATATGAATAGCATTTATCCCAAATAGGTAGATTATCATCGGAATACGCCATCTGTAGCAGAGCCAAAAGAATCTGCTCGCAATTATAAGTACAAGCGGATGGATGTAAACGGAAAAATAGATAAATGCTGCCGATACCCAATTCTCCTTAAACCATACGCACATTTCTTTTTCATGAGACGCAAATGTTACCATGCATGCAATATGAAAAAGCATGATAAACAGAGGCATCACTTCACAATAATACTTAAACCAAGTGAGTAGCTTTATGCTGTAGCCTCTACCTGCAAGGATAATGACGTTTATAATTTCGCTAACGTCCATGTCCTTAAACATTACTCTTGACAACTGTACAACACCGACTGATTGAACTAACCGATGGACTTCGTCTTTTTGTTCTTCTGTCATTGAAATACCTCCTTTTGTCTATAGTTAATTGTTCATAATTCGTTGATTTAAAATAAATGATGGTGCAAAGATACCCTTTTCTTCACAAAATCAACGGAAACGATAATATTTTTGTGTTAAACTTTGCAAAAAGTAACAATCTGAAAGTAGATGGCTGCAAAAATGGGGGGGGTAAATTACAGATTATAAGTAAAAATGATGGGCGACCGAAATAATCAGCCGCCCACAATAAAGAAATATTCTCATTTTCTTTTACGTTACTTGCAGATGCAAGCGAGCATCTCCATGTCATCGAAGCTCTTCTCGCAAGCCTTGATAGCCTTAAGCAGCTCGGCTTCCTCGACCTCGGTGATTTCCACCTCGACCTCCTTGTCGGCGAGTTCGTTGAAGTATTCCATGGTCTTCTTGCCAAAGGCAGCAAAGTAGGCGTTCACCTCTTGCAAGAGGTCTGTGTCCTCCTTGGTGTAGGTGTAGCCCTCTTCCTTCATCTTGCGCTCGTTCTCCTGTGCGGTTTTGAGCTTGCCTTGCATTTCCTCGAACTTGTCATCCTTCAAGGACTCCTGCGCCTCCTCTTTGTCCTTGTCGAAGGTGTCGGCGATGGAACGGAGAGCCTTCATGTTCTTCCATACCGCCAGCATAGTTTCCTCACTCAAAGAGCTTGTCTTGAAGCCCTTCAATGTCTTGTAGGCATCAACTGCCTCAATTGTCTTAATCTTTTTCATAATTGTTTCTTTATTTTTATGTTATACAATATTCTTCACCAGATTGCCATAGCAGAATACCTTTCCTATTAACAGTGCAAAGTTAAGAAAATAATTCCGAATAACAATGCAGGAGGAGCAAAATTTACGAATTTTAAAAATCAGTTTCCCCACGTTGTGTAATCACTAGGTCGCAACGTATCTGCTTTCTCGGTGAGAACGTAAACCACAAATACATTTCTAGCATATTTGTTATATTAAGAACATCTACGTTTTAATGCATAATGTAACTACCTCCTGGAGGAACTTGTTTCCATCCACCATCTATATTAATTTCAAAAGATAATTCACATCTTTGTCCATAATAACCTCCTTCATAAACATTATCAAATCTTATATATATATCAACATAATCTGTTCTATCACCTTCAGGAATAGTTACAGAACCTGTACTTTGACCAGAGCTATTAGATACATAACCTCTTCCGTATGTTGTCTTATTGTTACCATAAGCACAAACACTTCTAAACATACCATCAGTAATTGTAATTGTAGCATCAGGAAGTTTATGTATTCTTGCTTTACAAATACAACTAGCACCAACTAATTCTCTCAACGATGAGAAATCAACAAAACCACTAGAACCACTTTTAATACTTTCCATATTAATTTGTCTAGGATAATATTTAAAACTAATAGCACCCGGACACTTTATAAAAATTATTTTTGTATTATCATATAAAGTTGTATTACGAGTATATGCTAAAAAAGGCACAATAGTAATTTCTTTATCATTAACTATATCAAAAGTTATTTCTCTACCTGCATATATAAAATCTGTTGGTTTTTGGAAATTACCGACATAATAATTTTTATAAATCTTATCATTAACATTATATGGTGAATCATAACGAATTTGAATCCAAAAAGACCAAGCTAAATATAAATCAGGAATTATATCTTCCATAGTAACATTTATATTATCAACAACATGCACATTCTCATATAGAATACAATTAAATTTAGGAGTTGAAGAATAATAAATTTCAACAGTACGTAATTCAGGAATAGAAGTTAGAAACATATTATTTTTTGCTTTACTATTATAGTTTCTAAAATCACTTAATCTATAAGGAGAATTAACACCACCTTTTGGAAAATGTTTTCCTGATACTCTTGTACTTGTATTATCAGGAATACCGCCAGTCTGACCATATACATTATCAATATAAAAGTTGTAACAAGCATTAATTGCAAAACCTTCTCCTCCATAATTATAACGTAAATTCTTATAAGTATCCATAGGTATATTCATACCACAACGAACAACACAAGTAAATTTACTATATGAAGATGTTACTATTTCCTCAGAGTCTTCTCTAATAGGATATTCTTTAAATTCACCTTTACAACTAATAGGTTTATACTTACTCCATATATTTATATTTTCACTCTTACAAAGAGTAGCAAGGTCATTGCTACTCTCTCCAAGAGCTCGTTTAACATCATCAATGCTAACAGGAGCACTAATAATTCCACTATCACTATTGTAAGACATAATCTTTATTTTTTAAATATTCAACTTTAGTTTCTAATTCTGTTACAACTTCTTTAGTAACAACTCGCTCTACTGTTACATTGAACACTTTCGCAAGCTATAATATAAAGCGTTCCATACGCTAATCTTTAGAACTTAAAACACTAGGCAAGGCAGCTCTATAAGAGCCACCCTGCGTTAATACTTACTCTGCTGCCTCGCTTGCCATATTAGCGGCGATAGCGGAATTAACCTCCTTAATCAATGCAGATACCTCACTGAGCTTGCTCTGCGGAACACCGCTGATGTTGTAGGTCAGCTCGCTGCCGTTGTAGCTTGCGTTCGCGTTGCCGAGATAATTACCATTTGGGTCACCATAGATACTCATATTGATGCTCTCGATGTTGCCACCCGTCTTGTCAACATTGTAGGTGATTTCTACTCGATAGCCGCCCTTGGTATAAGTGGCGGTTGTCTGTTCACTCTTCTTGTTAATCTTTAAATTCTCCATTTTCTTAACTAATTTAATAAATTAATATTCTTGTTATCTAATCTCTTCTTGTTGCAGTCTTCCTTATCTCCACTCAATCGCTGAACCTCTGATTCAAGGAAGACCACCCGAGCCTTCAACCTGCTGACCTCATCGCCCACCTGCTCGATAGCACCGAATGCCGTTGCAATCAGCTTCGGAGACCAGTAGTTAATCTTGTAGTAGCCCTTCTCGTCAGTCTCCACGATGTCCTTTAACTGAGGGTTGTGCAAGACGTGTTGGGCAATCCAGCCGATAGACCTTGTGTTGTCCTTCTTCCAAGCGAAGCCATAAGTGCCACCCATTGCCTTGATGATACCCAAGTAGTCCAGCTTCCGCAAATCCTGCTTCAAGCGGATGTCAGAAGATTGATAAGCTGTAACTCCACCTTTAGCAAGAATGCTATTAGGGAAGTAAGTATTCATATTATAATCAAAGTTATATATATGACCTGTATGCCCCATAAATCTATCAGTAGGAAATGAATACTTAGTAAAAGCAAATATTCGTATTTTATTTATTGAAGCATTTCGTAATGCAGTAGTATTTTGGTCATGTTTAAATCTAAAACTAATATATCTTCTATCATCATTTCCTACACCAACAGCCGTATTACCATTAGATAAATTTATATAATTAAATTGGTTCCATCCGGCCATATATTTAATATAAGTATTGACTATAACACCTTTACTATTTAAATATTCTACAGTACAAGTAACACCAACACCTTGTCCTATATCAACACAAGCAAAATATACTTGAGAATAACAAGAATTAGGAATTTCAAACGAAAACATTAATTCGTTCTTTTTTATTTGAGCTAACTTTTCAGCATCAGTATTACCAGTAATAACATTGTTACCTAAGTATAAACTATCAACACCTGCAACATTCGCATACGCCTTAAATTTAGTATCATTTGATATATTATAATTAGTCCAACTGTTACCGTTATCATTAGTATAAACTATAGAAAGATTATCGACTGGTATACTATCAGTAATAGCAGTAATTCCAGAGCATAAAGCATCAGCTGAAACATAACAACCCATTCCTTTATTATTAACTTCATAATTTGTAGGTAATATACCTTTATTATTTATTAAACCGTTAACAGATAAATTACCATTAATAACAGCATTTTTACTAACACTAATACTATCACAACTAATAACATCATTAACAGTAATACTTTTAAACGTAGCACTACCGAATTGTGTTATGTTCCAATAACTACTACCTACTTGACTACACATGTCTTGAACTTTCACCCAATTAGTATTATTACCATTACCTAAATATAAATCACCACCACTACCTCCAATTCTAGCTGCAGGATCAGGAATTATAGTTGTAATACCTGGAAATTTAAGTGTACCATCATTTTGTGGACTAATAGCAGTAAACGCAGAACCATCAGCTATACCAAGATAGATAGTTTTATTAGAATGAGTATATTTAAGTCCAGCCCATCTATTATAATTCCAATCAGTTTCACCAAAACGAATAGCAGCACCAGTATTGAATATTACTTGGTCGTCTATAGCTGATATACGAGCTTTAGTATTTACATCATTATTTAATATTATAGCTCCGGCAGAAGAATTAGTATTATTTATATATATCGTTCCAGCAATGTCTCTAGTTCCATCAAAACTTTGACCCCAAATACGTCTAGGAGTTTGAAGTTTAGTAGCAGAAGCTACATTGTCAGAAATTAACGCCAATGTACCAGAGTTCGACGGTAAATTAACTGAATTTCCATAATTACCACTACTTTGTAATCTAGTAGAAAAATTATGTTTACCGCTATTATCATTATGAAAGTCAATATATTTACCTACTTCCATTACTCCATCACTTTCTATAGTAGGTATATGCCCATAGGGTGCAACATTACTACCATTAGCATGATAACCATCTAAAGTATCTGCATTTCCAGCACTACTAGCATATCCATTATGCAAAGCATTATATAAACTATTTGCACCTTTTTGACTAAGACTTGTACCAGTAGAAGTTCCACTATAACTATCAGTAATTCCTCTCCAAGTATTTTGCCAAGTAGTAGAAACACCATTGATAGTAATAGTTTGACCACTTACAGAACCAGTAACAAAGTTCTTGTCATTAGTAAGTTGACTAAGTTTAGTAAGATTACCTTTATGATAAACTTCATATTCAGCATCATATTTACTAGTAGTTCTAACTACATTATTGCTAAAATATAATACTCCATTTACTGCACGAATACCATCATAGTTACCGTTACTTCTAAAAAATAGAATAGCTTCAGTAGGGGTCTCAGATACATCTTTAGTATAAATGCTATTAACTCCAATAATATCGGAATTTCTCATATTTATACCCCATTGACCAGAACTATAATATCTATCATTAGCCATAGTAAGAACACTAACATCTTGATGACTAGTAAGATAACCTTGACTTTTAACCCAAGATTGCGTAGCATACCCATTAAGAGATTGATGAGAAGTAAGATAAGTTCCTAAATCTACAGCAGCACCTCCACTAGCAGCAATAGTTTTAGTAACACCGTTAATCTTAACACTATGTGTATGACTAGTTGCCGACTTACCACTAAGAAGTGAATCTACACTACTCTTGGTGTAATAATTACTTAAACTCTGATGCGAGGTGAGATATGTAGCACCCTTCGTGAAGGTGATGGTCTTGCCGCTCTTTGTAACGGCAGTAACGGCATTTCCACTTCCGCTAACTGCTATCGCATTCACGTAACCATCGAGAGACTGATGAGCCGTGAGGAACGTACCCTTCGCGAAAGTAATCACACCAGTGCTTGCATCATAGGTTGCACCAGTGAGGGCATTTCCGCCAGTTGGCACAGACACGCTGATACTAGGAACAGCACTTGCTACATTCTGAATCTCCGAATAGAGCTTTGCTACTGAGTATGCAGAAGCAACCTCTGAAAGGTTTTCCGTAGTAAGCCTGATAGCATCAGCATAAGCCTTTACAGAGCCGTTGAGACCACCACCGCTTGATGATGATGCTCCAACACCATAAGCGGACACACCACCACTAGTATAGAGGTTTGCCACCTCGTTAGTCGTAGTGTTCGTAATCTTCAACGCCTTATTGGTTGCATCATACTCCATCTTTATGTTGCCGATGGAGATGTACTTTCCGTCAGGCACGATGATACTTCCGTTAATATCGGCAGTACCGTTAAACGAGTTACCCCAAAGCTTGCGAGTATTCGTGAGCTGGAGAGCCTTTTTCGCTGAACCGCTTGTAAAGTAGCCCTGCAAGGTGGTGATACTCGTCTTGTTGGTGGATATGCCCGAAGCGTTCACCCCTTCTGCCTTTTTCGCTCTTGTTACCTCGTCAGATATAGACTTATTGATTCCATCAACGATACCACTTAAAGTGTCTGTCTGCGCAATATTGGCGAGGAAGCTCACCACCTCGTTCCACTTATTGATAACGCCGTCCGCAGTCTCCTCGTCAGTAGTTATAAGGGCGTACCAGTCATAGGCACTATCCCAACAAGTTACCTTCGTTGATGTAATGCCGTCTAGTACAGACTTATTGCTATGAGTATGCTTTGCCGATACCGCACCATCCCAAGCCGTCTGCTTTGTTGTTGTTGGGATGGAGTAACCAGAAGCAAGACTAATAGCAAACGTACCGCTTGTTGTGATGACCTTTGTTGCGCACGTCAAACCAGTAGGAAGGGTAAGAGCTACAGATGTAACAGTACCCTTATTGGTAGTATAGCCCTTTGCATCAATCTCCGCTTTGGTATAATAGCTTGCGAGAGACTGATGAGCAGTCAGATACCCTTTATCATTGGTAAGCTGGCTTACCTTCGTGATGCGGTCAGTGATTTCTGTCCACTTATGGGTATGCGCACTAGGTGTGAATGTTGATGGCTTACCCGTGATGTTATTCCAAGAGAGATTAAGACCGCCAAGTTCTGTGGCTATGTTGTCAATTCGGCTGCTGAGAGCCTTTATAGCATAGGCATTCGGAATGCTAGTCAAGTCCGCATCCGTATAGTCTCCCTTTATGATTCTCGCATAGCTGATTACGCTTGCATTCAATCCGCCACCGCCAGTAGTACCTGCACCTTTTCCGTATGCGGTAATACCACCAAGAGCATAGAAGTTAGCAGCCTCCTTTCCTGCCGCATCCTTGGATAGTCGAAGGGCATTGTTGGCACTATCATACGATAGATAGATTCCACCAATTTTTAAGCTACCTTCGGTTGTCACGTTACCCGATACGTCAAGATGAGTGAACGGCTTCTGTGGGTCGATAGACAAGACGTTTGCCAACTTTGTCGTATCTGTAGTTCCGCTTTTCCATATAGGAGCGAAGAGAGCAAGCTGAACACCAACATTATTCTTGTTGATAATGAAAGATGTCGGGTCTGCGTGCAAAATACCGTCTGCGTCCCACCAAAGGTTTCCATTTGCGAAATAGCCTGTTCCGTCAAAGCGCAAGAGGGACTTGGCAGCAATTTTCTTCTCTTCCTCTGTTGTCGTGGAGGCTTGCTTGTCGATAGCCTTTCCACCTAGCCAAAGGGCGATGCCATTCTCCTTCGTGTCCGCTCCATTGATACCTGCGGTAACATTTCCCTTATCGTTACGTAAGGCTATCAATGTGGAGAGGATAAGACCACCCTTGACTACTGTGTCTCCATCAACAAGAGCAGCCTTGATGTATTCAAGACCAGCCATATTAGTGATGAGCTTAGTATTGAGACCATCAAACAGATTAGACGTGATATAGTTGTTCGCCACACCCAGCTTGTCGTAGAAAGCCTTATAAGCATTCGTGAAGTTGGTATACTTCTGAGCCGCAGCCGCCTTGATGGTAGCCTTTCCATTTGAATCAGAAGCGTTGTATCTGCTTACGATGTCAGAAAGATAGGTAATGAGTTCATTTTTTGCGCTATCGAGTGTAGCCTTAGCTGAAACCAAATCCGTTTTATAGGTCGTTTCATTACCATCCTTATCCAACAAGAACTTAGAGCCAACAACATTATTATACGACTCAACGGCTGCATTATAATCATCCTCCAGTCGCTTGCTATCCTGTGCGATAGCCGCAATCTCCGAGCTATCCAAGTAGCCATCAGAGGTAAAATCATCGAAAGCCTTCTTGTTGTTAGATACGGTCGTTCCGAGGGTATTCAAGTTGCTCTGTGTCGTCTTAATCTCTTCTTGCGCCTTCTCAGCAGCTTTCTTGGCTTCCTCTGCCTTCGTGTCATCGGTATACTTGCTAGCCAATTTCCAATCGGCAATATCGAACTTTTCTCCTTCTGCCTTGGCGGTGGAACACTTCAAGATTTCATTCTTGTAGGTACTTCCATCGCTAGGATAGGTGGCATTGACCCACATATCGTTCACGTCGTATGGGGGAACTGGCTGTGAACCGAAAATGCGTCTCTTGTCTGCGATATACTTATCCAAGGTTTTGCCATCATAGGTGGACTTTATATCCAATTCTCCCTTGATGGTAACTTTCTTCGTCTCGCTATCAAACTTGACATAGGATTCACCCTCGTAGTTATTGGCACTAGTAGGTCGGTCTCCGAAGTACATATCTCCGTAGACGTGGAAGAAAGCCTTGTTCGTGGAATGGTTCACGCCATAGTTCACATACTCCTTGTTATTAAAGGTGTAGCCGTCAACTCCGTGATAGAGTGTTATGCAAGGGGAATAGGTGTCAACGGCAGAGAATACCAAGCAACTTTGCCTTGTGATGTTCGTTCTATTACCGCACTGATTCAGAATGTCATCAACCATAGGCTCATCGCTGGCTGCGTCCTTGTCGATGTCCGATAAATCCACATAATGATATTTCTTGCCATCTATCTCCACTGCCTCGGAAGACACACCGATGACTAGCCTCCAATAGTAATGGTTGCCTACGTTATGATACTTTCCTGCCGTAAGATTGAAGCTCTTGCTCCTTGCTTGGTCTCCAACCTTCCATTTATTCTCCACCTTTGAGCCATCTTGCTCACCAAGGAAGTAGCATCTGTAAGCCTTCTGACTAACACCATCATAGGTAATATTCACCTCCTCAACCTTCAATATTCGGTTACTGCCTACTGGGGTGATGAACAATTCACCACCCAATGTGTCTGTATGCAATATTTCCAAGGTCTCGAAGATTGCTTTCATTCTGACTTGTAGATAATCTGTGGTTAGATGGGTGTTATCTAGTTCGTCAAGAGTCCAATCCCCGTTCGCCCCGACCTTCATTCCCTTCAAGAACTTCTGGAGCTTTTCCCAAGTGATAGTGCCTTTTGCAATGTCATCGAACTGCTTAGATATAAAATTATCACTTCCGTACTTCGCAATGAGTTTTCTTAGCTGGGAAACGGAATATCCACCTCCGTTACCGCTACTTCCTCCGCTCGCAATAATTGTCTGTACGTCTTCTTTGAGCTGCGTGATAGTGCCCTTAATTACTTGATTGCCTATTGTAATCGACTGAATAAAGTCGTAATCAATATTAGTCGATAGCTTCAACACTCTTGTCGCAAGCTCATATCCGTGTCCGTCCTTATACGTTATACTCTGACCGATTTGTAGTTGAGGGTTATCTTCCAAGAATACATCAGAATATGATTTAACCTCATAGTTATTCAAATCAGAGAGTAATCGCACAATCTCCTCCTTTGCTTTCTCTAACAATCTATTTTGAGCATCCTCGTAATAGATAGTATCAGCCATTGCAATATTATAGAGTACCGTGATATTACACTTCAAAGAAGGTTTGCTTTCTCCACGAGGAATGAGCATTTCTGCTTCATTTGTAGGTATAATGACCTCATTATCCTCTTGATAGATAATTTCGTAATCACCAGCCAATACAGAGAAATTACTATCACTAACATCATCTGACGTATGCGAGGATGATGCCTCTTTATGATAGATAAGTTCAAAGCCTACATATTCGCCGTTAGAGCCACGACCAGCAAGTGGAGTAGAAAGCGCACCCGTATTAAAGTTTGGTTCAAATGAGCATCCGATATTCTTACCATTGATAAGCAAATCATCTGTAACCTCAAAGTCATACCAATAATGAGTAACGCCATCATCAACTGTTGTATTGATAATTGTCTTTCCTTCTACTTTTTCTGTAGCAGGATAAGCCAATTTCATATACCATACTGTAAAGGTCTTATATTCCTTAACCGAGCCATCAGCATTATAAGAAATAGGTATTTTCTTATTATTATCATCAAGCACATACTTAACTCGCCCACGTACATTATATACATAGGTATTGAGCGAAGGATAAATCTGAGAAAAATCAAGCACCTTCGTAAAGAGAGGTTCTTTCGTTTTATCCGCTCTAAGGTCAAGGGTAGAATACTTATCAATAGAGTAGGAGCGTTCCTTTCCGTCTATTAATATTGTACCATTGCCCTCATCTAATTGCAGACGAATATCGCCAGATGAAACATTCTCACCTTTGCTATTTACTTGTGTAATATTTCTAGTACCGCCGAAGATAGAGAAAGCGTTATAGTAGCCTTCTTTGCTATTATTGATACTTGGTACACCTACATTCTTTCCAACCTCTAAAACGACAGGAGTTGCACCGATTAAGACCTTACCGATGTAGATAATTTCATCATCATAGTCAATATGCCATTCGCAGTTATCTCCAATAGCATTTGTAATTGCTGTAAGTGCAGAAATAAAATCGTTATCGCTGAATGATACATTGACAGTATTTGCCGTTACATTTGAAAAGATAACTTTCCATCCGCATTCGCCAAACATTAAATCCTTGTTAAGGAAATCTTTTATTTTTTCGCTAAGTGCAGATGTAGTACCTACGAAAGACCATACATTTTGCTTTACCTCTACATTCTGTGAATTACGAGTATAGATAAAGAATGGGGTCTTCGATAGAATCATCTTCGGATGCTGGAATTGAGGAGTGTACTTCCAAGAGCATTCATCTGATTGAGTAGGCTCATACGATTCCAAGAGAAGAAACTTCCTAGTAACCTCTCTTACTTTATCAATCTTATATGTATAATTGATATACGCACCAATGGGCAGAATAACCTTCTCAGCAGCAGAGAAAGACAGAGAAATGTAATCTGACTTAGACATTTCCTGTTCTCTCTTCGCTGCTGATGTTACTTCTGCTTGCATCAGCAATTTATCGTTAATATCAAATATCTTAATCATAACTTAATTCTATCATTCGGGTTATACTCCGTTAATTTGAGTACAAATTTACCTCTTTTTAGACCATAATCACCAAACTGCGAGCATTGCGTGTAAACAAGTTTGAAAACCCTCTTTAGGCGAGGAACTTTCAAGCAAAATTCACCTGAATAAGCAATCTTATCAAGGAAAGCCTCATACTTCTGTAAGTAATCTTCTTCTGAACTACCTTCAAGGAAGAAAGAAATACTTACTTCACGCTTATCTTTCTTTGCATACTTCGATGTAGCGATAACCGATTGCCCATGTTCCAATCGACTATCGTTAGTTACATAGCTTTTTACTGGGGCTGGGGTCAGCAGAGCTTCTCGCCAACCCCTTACCAATGTAATACCGAAAGTATCAAGGTCAACGTAAGCTGAATCTGCTTCATCAACCAATTTTATAAAAGCATCATTCTTCATATTCTTATTCTTTTCCTTACTAACTTTAATCCTTTTCCTTCATATTTTCAACTCTTTTCCTTACTTATTTCAGTCCTTTTCCTTCATAATTCTAATACTTATCCTTCATTAATTTATACATACTTGCGATATCCTCACGTATCAATATAATAGGTGCAGTATTTTTATTGATTGCTTCTAACTGCTCCAATCCCTGATACTGAATATCTCGCATTTCTGAGATATTATTATATATCTGCGCAGCATAGATGCGCAAAGAAGATACATCTATAGCGATAGCCTTACGAACCTCATTGCCTTGCTCTTGTGCAATCTGTACCGCATAACCGATGCCGATAAGACTGCTTGCTTGGTCTGCGGTGATAGCCTCAATACCCTTGCCCGTTGCTGTCTGTTCAGAAGATGATTGTCCAGTATATCCAGTTATCTTTGCGATTTCATCACGTCTTTTTAAACCCTCATCAACAATCTTCTGATACTGCGTTTGAAAATCCTCGACATCCTGAGAACTAAATTTTCCTTCTTTCTCATCAATTTTCTTTGCCCATTCTTCATAAAGATTTTTTAAATCCTTATTTATCAAGTCTTCCATGGAGTAGGAGAGAAGTGCTTTCTGCATCATTTCAGCAAAATTATTAGAAAAATCCTGTGCTGATTTACTCATATCCATGAGATTGCTAATAAAGTTATCCTTCATACTATCAAAGGAAATCTGAGTAATAGACTCTCTCCATTTATCTGTTAGCTCATCAAGATTTCCAGCAAGGTCTGCATAATCTTCGAGTTTATCAAGAACACTTTCACCATATGCAGAACGACCCTTATAATGCTTACCTGTTCCTCTTATTTTATCAACTAAATCTTCATAGGAAAGCAGTTTTTTCATCTCCTCTGGCGTAAGGGTGGTTATATCGCCATTAAAATCACTCTTCACATTCTGCCTAATTTTAGCCATCTGTTCATCGTTAAAGCCACTCCAATAACTACTCCATGAGTGGTGCGAACCATGATAACTCATCTGTTGCTTCGCAATCTCCATAACGTTATGATTGTAGGTTTTTTGCTGTTGCAAAGCATCTTTATAGGCATTTGTGGATTCTTTACCATAGGTGTTAGACATTGTATCTTTGAGCTTATCTATAGATTTTTGTAGACGTTCATTGGATTCTGTAAGCCGTCTTTGCGTTTCTGCAACTTCTTTTGCATTACCACTACCAATGCCGAAGACACTACCTAATGATTTAATAGCTCCTATACCATTAATAACTGCCCCAATATAATTACCAGTAGCAAAATCTGATGCAGCTTGTGAACCTTTATTGAATGCATCTGCTCCACTTTTAATTTTCTGTCCAAGGTCTGAATCACCAAAACCAAGAACATCAATCAATTCGCTTGCTTCTTGTAGTTTTTTGGCGACATTACTCATACTTTCTGCCCACTCATTTGCAATCTCCTTGATAGATAACCTAGCTTTATCTTGTGTTACATTTGCATCCTCTTGTGCCTTCTTTACATCCTTTGTAGCCTTGCCGACTTTTACCTCAGAAACAGCGAGTTCATCAAAGAGTTTCTTTAATTTTTCGAGCTGTTCGTTGCTGAGATTCATCTTATTCTCATTAAAGAGTGCGCTCTTGTTCTGAGAGGTTATCTTATTTGTGCTTACAGATACACCCGTTTCAGCAAAGACTTTCTGTATAGCAATCCTCGTAGAGGACTGTCGTTCCTGTGCATTATATTGCTCAACTGTAGCTTTTCTTAATCGCTCTTGTGCGTCAGCAGCCTCTTGCAAGAGACGATTATATTCACGCATCTTCTCGTTAGACCATCCCCACTTATCGGTCTGCTCTGAAATTGCATCATCAATCTTACCAATCTGTTCAGATACAACCTTCATATCATCAATATCAAGAGTACCCGAACCGAGAAGGTCTTTGAGCTTTTTTCTTAGGTCTTCGAGATAAGATTTGCTCAATCTTCCCATATCAGAGAAAACAGAATCCCAGTTAATAGAATCCTTGAAATCATTAAAGTTGAGCTTCTTTAGCTGCTCTTCAAGGTCAGTTTTCAGCTTTGCTTCCTCGAAAAGATTACCTTTTGCCCTTGCTTCTTTGATTTTCTCGTTATACTCCTCAATGATGGCGAGCTTCTGCTGTTCGAGGTTACCATACTCCTTCAGGTATTCACGATATGATTTTAATTCATCAGCATAAATCTCATTATTATATAATTCTACAGTCTTCTGTTCAATGATGGTGTACTGCTCGGTAATCTTCTGAATATTCTTTGAATCAAGATGTTTCTTATCATCCCAAGTCTCAGCCTTGCCACCCTTTGCCTTAATAACAGACTGCTGTGCGTCAAATTCAGCTTTCTGTCGGTCACGCTCTGCCTTGATAGCTACATTCTTTCGCTCTTCAATCTGCTCAATTTCTTTGGATAGCTCTCTTTTGCGCTCGGCAATGACCTTTTCTTCGCCTTCTTTCATCGCCTTAATCTTTGCATCGGTTACTTCCTGTTCCAAAGATTGCCAAGCTTTTGCTCTCTCGTAGGCATTCTTATAGATAACATCATCAAGCTTCCCTTCTGCTGAATTAATCTGCTTCTGCTGAGTAGCATCCTTCTTTGCATCGGTCTTGCTTTTATTTGCAAGAGAACGTTTTGCTGCTTCCTCTTGTCTGATAAGCATTCTCTGTTCGCTATTCTGCTGAACTTGTGTTCTAAGAACCTGCATTCTAAGTTCACGCTCTGCGGCAATATCCTTCAAAGATTGAGTATGCAATTTAGCTTGCTTCTCATGTAACTCAACGAGCTGTTGCTGCTGCTTTATCTGAAAATCGTATTTCTGCTTAACAAGAGCCTTTGCCTCCTCAATGGCTGCGATTTTCTCCTTTCCTTGTAAGGTATATATTTTATTTCTTACCTCGGCAATTTTTCCATCAAGTTTGAGCTGAGTTTCTTTATTCTTATTGATAGCGATTTGCGTTTCTTGAATCTTACCTGCAAGGGAAGCCGCTTGCTCTGCCTTTGTAAGTATTCCATTGAATGCCGCTCCTAACTTCTTTGATAAATCTTCATTGGTAAAAGCATCATAAGCGGTCTTAACTGCGCCTATTGCACCTGACACACTCGTTTTAAATGCATCAATAACAGTTTCGCCAGCACCCTTAATTCCATCCCAAGTTTTTTTAAGACCAGCGGTAAAGGTGTCCCAATCCATATTTAATACACCTTTAATGGTTGTTCCAAGACCACCAATAAGGTTCACCGCAGCTTTTACGGCGGTTTTAAACGTCTTTACGAAATTGTTACCGAAGTCACGAAGAGGAGCATTTGGCTTAGTGAAGCACTTGTACAAGTATTCTCCGAAGATAATCACAATATCAGTGATAGACTTAGCAAGAGAACCAAAGTATGCCATCAGCTTTGTATAGACCTTCTGACCCTCTGCGGATTTAGTCATCCATGTATGCACCGCCTTGAAAGCAAGAGCGATTGCAGCAATTACCGCACCCACAGGTGTTGCGCACATTCCCCATAGAGCCTTTGTTACAGACTTGATGGCAGTAAGAGACCCCGTTACGGGAATACCAAGAGCCTTGAAAGCTTCACCGACCTTACCAATCTCACCTTGCAACTTACCATTGGCAGTCATTACATTGATGATACCGTCTTTAAAATCACTTAGACCAGACTTTGCTTGTGCGAACTCCTCACTAAAACGCTGACCGATGGAAGAACCGCTTACTTTTGCTTTCAGCTCATCAATAGGTTGAGTGATTTTATCTTTTATACTCTGTCCGAAATCGGAAATCTTCTGCTCGAAATCGGAAATCTGATTGCGTAATTTACCGATGAAGGTTTCTTCGTTCTTCTCACGGATAGCCTCTTGCAATACAGAAATATTATTCTTTGTCTTTTCTATCTCAGACTGTAGTTTCTGCAAGTCTTCTTTCTGCTTTTCTCCAAGTGGCTTTCCATCCATCTTAGAAGCTTCTGCTTCTAAATCTTGCAATTTCTGCTTACTCTCATCAAGCTTAGAAGTCAGTTCTGATAACGATGTGTCTTTGACGTTGATAGCGATAATAGAGCCATTTTGAATACTATTTGCTGCTTCGAGAAGAATATTATATTGCTGTAGGTCTGCATTGAGTCGTTGCTGAGTATGTTCCCAATCGTCTATCTTTAATTGAAGAGCATCAATTTTTGCCTGTGCTTTCTCAATAAAACCATTATAATAATCAACTTCTGCTTTATCATCCGAAGGGGAAAGATTAGCTATCGCATTTTTATATTTTTCTATCTTTGCTCTCTGTGCCTCAATGCTTTTTGTTGCTTCCTCTATATTCTTAGTAAAATTCGTTGCATTAAGTTCGCCCTCTATTTCTTTTATATTCTTCTTATATAACTCAATATTATCTTTCAGTTCTTTTGTATTCTCGGATTGTAACTGCTCAATTTTTGCACGACCAGAAGCTACGGAAAGATACTGCTGTAATGCTTCAGAAAGATGTTTGGTTGCTTCTACATTCCGACTTTCCGCTTCGGCATTTCGAGTTGCTGCCTCGGCATTTGCTATATGTGCTGCTGCCTCTGCCGAAGTGGCTGTCGCCGCAACTGTAGCTGTAGTCCCTACAGCAATATTCGTTGCGGATTGAACACCATTTGCGCTTGTGCTTGCAACAGAGAAAGCACTTAATGCTTGGTACGCACCATTTACTTGAGAGATAGAATTTTTGACCCCATCATAAGATTCAACAAGGTTTTTTACATCATCTTTCGCCAACTCCAAAGAATGCTTTTGAGCATCAATCTGCTTGGTAAGCGAACCGAATGCCTCTGAGCCTTTTTCAGTCTTAGCTAACTGCTCGTTAAGTTTACCGATAGTACCTTCAATGGTTTCAACTCGTTTATTGGCGGTATCAATCATTTCAGGTACTAACTGAATCCCCTTCGTAGCTTCATCCATAGCAGATTTAAGAACCTGCATAGCCTTGGTAGTCTTAGTCGCAAGGTCTTCATCGGATTGCATCACATCGTTAAGTGCCTTATTCATTCTCTGAGATAAGGCTTCTGTATCAACGCCGACACGGTTCAAACCATCACAAAGCTTATCAAGTGATGCTTGAATATCGGAAATATCCATCTGTCCGCTGATTCCAAGTATTTCATCTGCTGCTGCCATATTGTTTGCTTATTTATGTGATTATTACATCAAGCCCATAAAGAAATCATTAGCAGAGATTGGCTCATCTATCTTATGATACTCTTTTTGCGGCTTCTTTTGCTGTCTGCTGCCTTTTTTCGGTTCTTCCTTGGTATTTGTATTAAAGGACGGAATCGAGCGGTTAAGCAGAATAATATTAATGTATGAGCGATTAAATACGACCTCCTCGTAACTCATACGAAAGTACTTCATTACTTGTCCGATTGTTGCCCACGGGGAGTCGTTTTCGGCTCCGTCATTATCTTCGTCTGAGTCAGGAAAATTATAGAGGTTAAGAAAAAATTTGCATTAAACGAACCGCTGATAAACTTCACAAGCTCATTGAATGCCATAATACCAAGGTGCTTGCGTATATATCGCCCCCATATCTTGCGTGCCCACTTCTTGCGAAAGGCACACACTATAAAAATCTCACTCATTAAACGAGCTGTCTCAGAGTGCTCAAACAAAAGAGGGATTATATTAACTTTATCGCCTTCCTTCCATGTAGGTTCTTTGATAGAGCTACCGAATACACCCATTTCGTAAATCTGCATAAAAGTAAGCGGCTTCACTCTAAAGCGAAACTTACCAACCTTAATCTTTACAGATGCCTCGGCAAGCGTCTTTGCTACCTTTTCCTTATCTGATGTTTTCATATCAAAATATGTTTTATAACATAAAAAAGCGGTGCGGCTTGGGAAAGTTCCCTTACCTCACCGCCTTTTGAAGTTTAATTTTAAATCATATAAAAGATAAAAGCTTTACTTACTTTTTAATAGCCACAGCACTAATATCCTTTGTGAGAATATTACGATGACCGCTCTTCTTGTCACCCTTTGCATCGAATACCGCCATCTGACGGAACTCAATGTTAAGATTAGGAAGTCCACTCTTACCGATAGAACCACTGCGAGTGATTGTAAGTTTCATCTTAGACCACTGGAAGGTACGAGAAGGAATATCATCCAAATCTTTTGTCACAATCTGAACTGCCTTATAAATCTCGGTTTCTTGTGGAAGCTCATTCAACCAAGCATCCTTACCACCAGTACCCTCATCCTTTGTATAACCAAGAAGCTTCGTGAAGTTATCTTCTGAGAAATCGTATGTCTGCAAGGTAAAGCCCTTTGTTGCTGCTGATGTGGTCAGCACTGCGTAAGGGTCTTCTGAATCCTCAACCTCTACATCCGATGTCTGTGCTGCCTGGTCGTTAAAACTCAAGCTACCAGAAACGACAGCCTTAATTTTGTCGCTCCATGTGGTTGGGTAGCCGCCATTTTCGACACAATCGGCAAAACTGAAGCTTTCCAAGCCATATACACCATTCTTTGCCATAGTTTTATTCTTTTAAATTATTGTACGTTACATTAAATTTCAAATTGACGTAATAAGTGTTATCATTATCACGAGTTGGGCGAGAGATAGAGTAGAAATCGAAGTAACAGCCACCGAGGTAAGTACCGTCACCAAACAGAGAAAGAATCTTTTCTGAGTAATTAGAAAGCTTCTTTATATCGGGTAAGTTCGATGAGGTCTTAGGGCAATGAATATTCAGATTCACTACACCCTCATTAATGGCATCACTATACACGAAAGGAAGATGATTGATGGCGATATAATCACCAATAGCCAACTTTTCGGGTATCTCATACTTAAAGATACGCCCTTCCTCTATGCCTATGCTCTCAACGTTATCATTGAGATACTTAAATAATGCCGTTACCGCTTTATCTCCGAGTATCATATCTAACTATCGCTTTTAATCATTTCAGCTACTTCTTCAAAAATCTTCTTCATTTCGTTACGAAGGAAATACTTAGTAAGATGTAAGACATTGTAACCTTTATCCTCTACATATTTTCCGTAGTTCATACCAGCCACAATGACGAGAGAGTACCCTTTGGGTGCTACTACACCTTCTTTCTGTGCATACTCACTGAGTGCAGCACTTACGCCTTCCTGTCCTCCTTCCGCTTCTTCTGCCTTTGGAATCTTACCAACTGCCGAGGTAATGAGTTGCCCATCAAGGTAGAGAGCGAATGAAATTGAGTTCTTCAAATTTGCAGTTCGGTCTTGATAACCTTTGTTTTCTTTAGAGTAGGTGACCGCTTCTTCGGCAAGTTGCATCAAACGCATATTGAGGTAACTGATAATCTGCTGCCTCTTTTCGTTCAACCTTTTCTGTAAGGCTTCACGACCTTTGATTTGTAATTCAACCTTTGCCATATTGCCGCCTATTAGAGCCAAATTCTAAGATAGCGTTTCTTTAAGGTTACGAAGCCTTTAACCTCCATTTCCTTATCAATCGAGCCATCTTTCTTGGTTATCCAAACCTTTTCGCCTTCCTTCGGTATGAGAGGGTATTTTGCTTTTGAGAGAGGAGCATAGATTTCGTGCGAATACACGTACTGCTGCCCGTCTGTTAGAGTGATAATCTTCGCCTGCGAATTAGGCAAAATAACGCACTTTCCAAAGGTTTGCCATTCTCCTTCGGGCTGTTCGATAGGATTTCCGTCCTCATCAAAGCCATCTTGTGGAGCACCTTTTACTTTAAGTATATCTTCAAAGTTCATACGCTATCTATTTGATTACCATACCTTCACACTCTGAACCCAATAATCATCAGAAGTACTATCAATAACAAGGTCAGCATCCAATCCAGCATCCTTCGCAATAGATTTAATCATTTTATCAATGAGATTCTTGTCGTTCTTGTAACTCTGAGAGATACCGCCAACATTCTCACTTGATAATGGATTCATCTTGTAGAGGATACGCATAGCCGCATAGGCTACGGGTTTCTTTACCGCTACAGAGTATTCATCAGCCACGGATGCCGTGATGCTAAACTTATCAGTAGCATCAATAAACATCTTCTCCAAAGTCTCATCAGAGGTAGAGAAAGGCTGAATCTCGCTTGCTATGGCTTCTGAAATTGTCATGCTAATCTTGTTATCTTATGAAGTTTCACTTATTAAATCAATATATACATAACTGAGGGTCAGTGCATTAAGCACCAACCTTCAAGATAAAGAAGTCTTCGATACCATCGAATACTGGTTGCATCCACATTTCGTTGGTAAGGTGATAACCCTTCTTATCTCTCCAATAACCGATAAGGTTGTTATCGTATGTAGAGTAAGAAACGCCATCAACTGGGTCGATAGCCTCCAAGCACTCTGCGCACTTAGGCACAGCCACCTTATCGGCACACATCGCAACAACTCGGTTATCTGGGATAAGGTTAAAGACTGTCTTGTCAGGCAGCTCAACAAACTTATCCTCATCAATCTGAATTGTTGGTAAGAGGATAGAGCGCAGATAGATATTCATCTGGTCAACGCTAATCATCGGTGCAGTAGGATTGATGGTAATCTGACCGAGGTTCAAGCGGAAGGTGTCCTTAATCTCCTTTGCTTTACACATTGCGAAGAATGTGTTCTCAGACATACGAAGACGCAGAATCTTACGACCCTTCTTGCGAGCCTCGTCCTTCAATTTCTTAATATCCTCAATAGGAGTTGCGTTCGCCTCACCCCAATTTGTGGTAGCAGAAAGCTGCTTAACACCCAAATCAAAGGTATAAGATACGTTAGCCTTAGAGTTATTGGTACGTGATACAGTCTGAGTACCCTTGAACAATCCCTCGAAGTACAACATATCAATACGCTTATGAGGAGCGATAACCGCCAACTCGAAAGGTTTGAATGAGTACTTGATAAGTTCATCGTACTTAGCATTGAGCTGTGACTGTGTATAACCGCCACGTCCCGACATATCATTATACTTACCCTCCAAGAGGTGCATCTGGTCGAGGTAGTCGTTATCAAGCTCCCACTCATCGGCGATACGACCGATAGAGCCAGTAAGCTGACCCCAATCAGGCATAGTATGCAATGGACGCTCTGCGTTCTTAGCGACAACAGAACCAACCATAGCAGCAGCATAGGTAGCCATATTTGCCTGATATACCTTTGCAGCACAATACTCAACAGGCTTCAACTCGTTCTTCCACTCAGCCTTGTAGGTGGAAGTCTTCATGTATTCGTCAATGTAGGTCTGAAAAGACTTTGGGTCTTGCAGATTTTTCAAAATACTATTCATAATCTATAATCTCCACTTTTAAAGGTTACTGAATCTTGAACAAAGCGATACCGTTTGCTCTGATACCTTCCTTAATCTCATCATTGATAGGATAAGGGAGTGAATCTTCCTCTACCTCCATTACCTGTAAGGTAGGAGTTGCTGCGATAGAAGCTTCTTTATCTCTTATATCGAGAGTATCGTATGAAAATCCAAGAAGTACATCCTTAGTCTTATCGTAATCCGATACAATCGCATTTGCAGCAACTTCATTAGCAAGCTCTGACACAGTCAAAGTATCTACGCCATCGGAAGAAGTAATTGCCGAAATGGTCGCACCAGCAATCTTATCATTAACCTGGAATAAAGAACCACTAGCAATTTTTAAGGTTGTAGCAGCCTTGGCTGCTTTTTCTGTGACCTTTGCAGTCTTTACAACCTGTGCCTTACCACCAGTTACAAGTCTGAGAACTGTACCCTTCGCAACAAACTTTAAAGTAGCTGGAAGGTTGGTGAGGTCGAGGTCATAACCACCCTGTCGGCGAAGGCACTGCTCTTCAAGCCAAAGTGCTTCCTTAATATCCTCTGGCTTGGTTCTATGCAAAAAATAGCCTCTGTTTGACATAATTTTCTTCTTTTTAAGAGTTTAACATAATTCATTGATAATGCCTTACTCCTTTGGAGCATTACGCTCCGAGAAGCCTTGCATTTTTTTAATGAAATCATTCTGCTCGTCTTCGGGAGAGGTTGCCTTGGGGGCTTCAACAAAATTGCCGTTTGCTACAAGTGACTGCTTCAATGCTGTCCAATCATCGGCACATTGCTGTGCGAGAGTTTCAAGATTCTCTTCCTTGTCGAGCTGATAACGTGAACGGAACTGCTGCGGAACGTCCTTCAATTTTTCGCTCTTACCGAAAAGGTCATCAAGACGTGCTCTTTCTTCCTTTTCCTTGTATGGAGCAATAGCGGCGGCTACAGCTTCGCTAACTACTTTCTGGGTACTTTTGGTAGCCTCGGCAATCATCTGCTGAACCTGCTCTTGTGTAAGCCCTGTTGGAGGTACTGGAGGAGTAGGAGGAACTGGTGGAGTAGGCTTATGGTTAGGGTCGTTAGGGTCAATCCATCCATCGAATTTCTTCGTTGTTTCACTGACCGCACGATTGAATGATGATTGCATCATACCAACATAAGGTTCAACTGCCGAGATAGCACTCGTTACATCCTCGTCCTTTGACTCATCTGTTAGACCACGACTTGCAACAATCAGGTCAACCAGCTTTGAAAGTTCATCCTTCTTCAAACCATACTTTGCAAATGATGTTTTGGCAGAAGCAAGCACTTTTTCTTTTATTGTCATAGTAATTCTGTTTTAAACGTTAATAAATAAATAATTTCTGATTGCAAAATTACTATTTCTATTAGTAAAATAATAATAAATAATAGAAGCTGTGTAAACAAATGCTATTTTTGGCGATTTTCTTGCGGTCTAAGCGGCTTTCTTTTAGTTTATGTATAGTTATTAAGAAATAAAAATAAAAGGCAAGATAGCCAATATTCTTGGTTACTTTGCCTTGCGTTGTATCATATCTATCTTTGCCTTAACCTTCTTCGGATTCCTAGCATCGTGATTACTCAATCTTACCACATGATACCCGAGCCGCCATATACCCGAAGAGCGGTTACCATCCTTGCGCTTTTGGTCTTTGGTAAAATGGTAGCCACCATCGAGTTCTACTATAGTTTTTATCTCGGGCAGATATATATCAGCGAAGTATAGCTTTCTGCCCGTGACTATCGGTTGCTGTGGTATCACCTTATATCCTAATAGAGTGCAGATTTTCGCCGCAGCCTTCTCCGCATCGGTTGTATGTGAAAGGAGGTCGCAGCGAATCTGTCTGATTAAAGCCTTTGAGTATTTCATTTGCTCTTCTTTATCATATCAATCTCATCCTGTAGATAGAAGATTGCTTTGCTCAAATCCTGCACTCTCTGTTCTCGCTCTGAAAGGTTCATTTCCTTCTTTCCCTTGCGTAAAAGATACTTTACTGCCGAGCCGCAGTTAAAATCAAGGTGTCGGCAAATATCAATCGGCTCTATGCCGCAGAGTTCCTTTAGCCAAGCGTAATGGTTAGGGTGATTAACCATTTCTTCCTTTTCCTCTGTGACAATAGTACCATTTTTTGTAATCTCTTCAAACTGAATAGGGATATTCTTTCTATATGCAAAATTGTATTCGTCTGGTATAATATTGCATTCTACAATAGCTCTACCTACCTTGATAACTTTCAATCTGAGAGGGCAAATATTGGCTAGCGGATATTTTTCTTCTCCGATGTTATAAACGTAAACTTCTAGTCTATCATTTACATGGACTACCATACTAGGCTCTATTGGTAAGGTAAATACCAACCCTTCACGTATCTTCATTGATTCTATCATAATTCTTAATTTTTAAAAAGTTTATCAACTGCTAATTCCTGTAATTACGGATGCATACATCTTACAACCCTTGCTTCTGTATTATTTTTCTTCTGATACCTACAAAGATTGCATTCAATAGCACCGACTTTATTTAGAGCGTGCGTATATCGACCACATTCACCGAAAGGGCAATCTGTTGCATATTCAATACCGCCGTGAATAAACTCACGTACCTCATACTTAATTGCCGTATTCGGCTTCTTTTCTTTCTTTTGGTATAACATATTATCTTATCTCAATTTTAATTTTATAAATCGACTTCTGCTTCAAGTTTTCCGTGCCATCAAGCAAAAGATGAGCAATGATGTCATCTACGGATTCGCTGATAGCTCTCTTCGTATATTCGTGATAACTGCCGTCTTCTTTTTCTTGATAGACGTTTACAAAGCCAGAGCTATTATCTGTGACAATAACCCCATTATCGGCGAACTCTAGCTTAAAATTAAGTTTTTCCATATAATTATTTTTTTTGTTCCATGAAATGTTTTTGTTGTATTAACATCATTCTTGTAATCAGATTCTGCATCTTTTCAATAATGAACTTCGGGGTTTCCGAAGTTCTGATAAAGAAAGGATGCTTTCCTCTCTTATGCTTATTGAAGAACAATGTATCATCTTCACCCTCTATCTTTACAGCAATCATGTACTGACCGATGAAGAGGTGAGCACTTCCCTCTTTTCTCTTTCGAGGTGTAGTGTACTTAATGCCGTTCTCATCTAAGAAAGACATCAGCTTCTTTAATTTCGTTTCATTTTTCATCTTGCATATCTCCTATAGTTTAGTTATCGCTTAACATTTTCTCAACCTCATCATCGTATTTATTTCTTTTACACCAAGTAGTGAGGTCAAAGATTACTTCCGCATCCTTTCTAAAGCTTTTGTATAAGCTCAGATAGTTTTTCTTTGTTTGTGCGTTAGCCTTTCTCGCCTCGTGGAAAAAGGCAAAGTAATTCTTAAAATATTCAGAATGTATTGTGATAATATCGGCATCTTCGCATTTTTGCATCATAAATAGCGTTGCTTCTACTATAACGACTGCCTTTGAAGCACAATAGATATGATTCTTTTCATTTGCTACAACTTCTCCGTTCCTTATGATGATAACTGAAAATTTTCCTGTTGCGAACTTATCTTCATAATCACAACTTACGTAGCACTCATATCCAACAAGTTCTTTTGCTGGTGTAAGGTAAGTATCGAGCCAATTTTTCTTTTTCTCCATTTTGTATCTCCTGTGTTATTATATAATCGGGTGGGGGCGTATGTGCGCCCGTTAGTTAATTATTTCTTGGGGCTGTCGCCCCTATAAGGGAATAAATTTTATTAAAGCCCTCATCCCTTATTTTATTATTTTTGATTTTACATAAACTACATTTTTGCCTCCTTTCTTCTCATACCATGACGAGATATTGATATTGCATCGTCCATCTGCATACGATAGATATTCGATTCAATGGAAAATGCACTTCTATTTTTTGCGCTTATCACTATTATAGAACCTTCAAAATCCGTAATAGCCATATTATTGGTACATACCTTTGCATCGCACCTTACTTCCTTGATTCTTGTGCGCTTATTGATGATACCCTTGTTTACAAGCTGATTTGTAACTTTGAACGCTTGGTACATCGTACCATAGATAACGTCCTTGATTCTGTCATAAGATAAACCTTTGTTATCACTGAACTTCTTCCTCAACATACGACTTTCACGTTTGAGAGCCTTGCGAATAGTCTTTGCATTTCTCCCATTCGTCCCCTTATTGTGCGTATTGATTACGTCCTCTTGCATTCTAACTTGGTTCTCCATGACAATCCTTCTCAAAAGGTTTTTGAGGGCAGGAAATGTCATCTTCGTCAAATCATTCTTGCGAAGCTTATAACTATATCCATTATTTGAATGTATGCTACGTGCAATGAATCTCTTCTTTCCATTTTTCTCTTCAAAACGGAAATACCCTATCTTGCAACCATATTCAAGCAGTCTCTTTAATTTATTATTGTCAATATGCAATAATTTAGCGCAATGATTATATGATACAAGATTAAGGTCTGATGAGCGGAATAAGAGCTTTATTTTAAGGAGCAAGCAGAAGGCATCTAAGCGATTCCTATCGCTCAGAGCAAACTTAGCTTCCTGTATTCCTATTCTTATTCTTTTCATCATTATATATATATTAATGTAAAAACCAAATAGATGAAAGGTGCTATCTATCATTCTGCTTGGTTTGTATATCGAACCCTTTCACTTGTGTTGATTGGGCATATATGATTCTTTTCTTTGCTTGGAAAATAGCACTTTCCTTTTTATGCCGCAAAATTATAAAGAAAATCTGAGATATTCGCTTAAAATCTATTAAAAAACTAATAGTATGTATTAATAAACTAAAAATAGCTATTAGAAAATTTGGCGGTCTGAGATAAAGTTATTAATTTTGCGGTATCAAAGTTAATAAAATAGCTTTTGGTACATATAATTAATGTAGAAATTATTAATAAATTAAAAATAGGAGATACGAAAAATGAAAAAAGAAAAAGACATGATGAATCCATGTAATTGGAGAACCGAAGATGTAAAAGATGCGGTACAAGCAGCAATGCTCGCCGCTAGTGGAATTATCTTAGCGTATGCTGTTATCTGGCTCGCTTACTAAAAAAGGAGGTAATATGGAGATAGTAACAACATTAGTTAAGTTCCGTTGTCGCAAGGATGAAATGATGGAGCAATCAAAGAATGCTCAGATTTTTCTCTTTGAAGGCAAAGAAGGTAAGACTAAGGTATTCGTACCTAAGTCTAAACTAATTATCAAGGATGATGCTTTAGATAGCAACTATAATCTTTGCATCATACCTAAATGGGTATTCTTTAGCACAAAGAACCTTTCGCAGAATGTTGAGTTGGTAGGAGAAACGCAACACATGGAGGTTCTCAATGATATTGAAGATTAATAGTATATATAGTAATAATTATTTTGTTTAATGTATTAAAAAATAGGAGATACAACAATGAACACAATGGCAATGAATTTGATGGCACAGCCAAGAGTAAATGAAGTAGCGGTTGCAAAGCAGCCAGAGTTAAAGAGCGCAGACGAACGTCAGTTTTTGGATTTTGACGTAAGTAAGTGTCAGATACTTACCTTGGAGCAGCTTGAAAGAACTGAACGTGAGAACGATGCTTACGGCAAACCTCTCAAAGGTATCTATCATCACGAACTGATACATCGTGTAATGGATATGTGTAAGAGCTATGGTTATGAGCCAGAGATTTATGATTTATTTGCTTCAAACAACAAGGATAAGAAAAATCCTGGTGTAAGCATCTTGCCACAGAAAGAAGCTCAATTCGGCGATAGAGCGGTAGAGGCTCATATTTTACGAAGAGTTTACTGTAATATCCGTCTCAGAGATTTCGATAAAGGGGAAGGCAAGAATGAGGTCACAACCAATATGGCGGTATCATTCCATCAAAGAGGAATACAGCTCGGAATTGGACGTAATTGTGTTATCTGTCATAATACATGTATGCTTTCACCAGAGCAGTATGCGGCTACCTATTCAGATACAAATAGCAACCGAAAGTCATATACACTTGAAGAGTTGCTCTTAAAGGCTGATGAGTGGCTACAGAACCTTCGAGGTATTGTTGCTTCCGATGATGAAAAAATCGAAGCAATGAAGGCAAGAGAGATTAGTGCGCAGGAAATGTTTACTATAATAGGTATGCTTACTGCTCTACGTGTTTCATCTGAGACTAAATATAAAGAAATACGTAACTTGCAAACTATACCTCTGAATCAAGCTCAGATAGGTCGTCTTACCGAGAAGATGATGCTTACCTATCACGAGCAAAATAAGGTGACAGTGTGGGATTTTTACAATGCCGCTACGGATATGTATAAACCGCACTTATTAGACCAGCCAATGATTCTTTCACAGAATATGGCAATGGTTAGTTTCATTAATCAGAATTTAATATAAGAGTAGGGCGAAAGCCCTCTCTTTAAAGAAAGGATTAAAAATATGGAAGAGATTTGGAAAGATATACCTGAATGGGAAGGATTTTATCAGGCATCGACTTTTGGAAGAGTTCGTTCTGTAGATAGGGTTCTTATGAAACAAAATAGTCATGGCTTTCTTTCGCCAAAAAAATACAAAGGGAAAATAATTTCCCCAAATACAAATAATCGTGGTTATCTGTATCTTTGCTTATGTAAAGACAATAATCATCATTGGTTTGCCAAGGTTCACCGACTGATTGCAATGACATTTTTACCAAACCCAAATCATCTTTCAGATGTGAATCATAAAGACGGAGATAAACTGAATAATAAAGTCGATAATTTGGAATGGTGCTCTCATTCTGAAAATCAAAAGCATGCGTTGCGTACGGGTCTTAATATAAAGCCTTATGCGGCTGGAAGATATAAAAAAGCTATACTACAAATTGACCCGATTACAAAAAATGTTATTGCTGAGTTCGATAGTATTACGGCTGCTACTTTATATTTCGGTAAAACCAATATAACAAATATTGGTAACGTGTTGAATGGTAGGCACAAAATTGCCTATGGATTCGAATGGAAATACAAATAGCAATGAGTAGCTTCATTCAGAATAAGTTGATTTAAAATATAACTACATAAGATTGAATATTGAAGTCATAAGAAAGTCGTTTTTTGAAGAGCCATAAAGCCGCCGTGAGGTGTCGGCTCTTTCTCTTAGAAGAATTATTTTATTCAGATAAATCTTGCCGTGAGGTAAGTTTTATGACGTTATTTTTGAAAATTTCATCTTTTTGCCCTACGGCGGTAGGGCATTTATATCCCGAGAAAAACCAATCGCACGGGGTGCGTGAGCTGTAGAATAGTGGTTCCGACTTCTTTTAGTTAGAATAGATGTATGTATTATTTTCCATGCTTTTAAAGTATATGCGAAGATACTCCGTAATAAGCAGCTCTTAATAAGCGGAGGTTGGCGAGGGTTCGATTCCCTCTCTTGGGGCTATGTTTTTTTAATATATATAATATGACAGATTTTAACGGAAAATTAAATTTGCTGAAGCTCAAAAGAGCTGGCGTAATGCAAATCCAAGGTCGAACCGAGGTGCTTCGGTGTGTGGTTATTCCTATCGAAGATAATAGTATCTTCGTTACAACAGATGATAATAATCAACCAAAGGCTGCTTATCTCGACCTTACTGCTTGGGAATTAAAGAACCCTAAGTATGACGAGACTCACATGATTAAACAGTCGTTGCCTAAAGAGGTTCGTGAGAAAATGACAGATGAGGAGAAAAAGGCGATGCCTATCCTTGGTGGTTTAAAGCCTGTAATTTTTGAAAGTCAGAATGCGGCTTCTTCTTGTGCTGCACCTTTTGCTCAAACACAGGATTTGAATGACTTACCTTTCTGAGCACAGACTCTCTTAAATAATGGTTTTAGATTAGTTTTAGATTATTAGAAATATGAGAAGTAGAACGAGTAATTGGTTTGAGGTAGGAATCCGCTACCAAAAGACCCAAGAAGATGGTTCAGAGAAATCTGTGACCGAAAAGTATGCGATTGATGCCTTATCCTTCACGGAAGGTGAGAGCGCAATCACAGAGGAAATGGCTGCTTATATTAGCGGCGAGTTTAAGGTTAAATCAATGCAAGAGGCTTCATACAGAGAGGTATTCTTTTCTGATAAGGATGATGATGATTGCTGGTATAAAGCAAAGTTACAATTCATCTCCTATGACGATAAAACCAATAAGGAGAGACGTAGCAACGTGACTTACCTCGTGCAAGCTAAGTCAATGCACAGAGCAATCAATAACATTGATGAGGTAATGGGGAAGACCATGATAGACTATGAAATCATCGGTCTCAGCAAAACCAACGTGTACGATGTATTCGAACATAAGACAAAGGAGGAGAAGGGACAGAAGTCTAACGAAGAAAAGAAGGAGGAGTAAATTATGGCAAGACCTAAGAAAAATGGTGTAGAACAGCATTTAAATTTGGATGGCAATAATATGCCTATGGAGAATGAGAACGCTCAGCAGAGCCAAGAAAATACGGCTCAGCAGCAAAGTGAGGAGCAAGTTGAGGAGTTTGAGGAAGAGGATGAGCTCCCTTTTGAAGTAGAGGATGGAGTTCCTTCCCCTATTGATAATGATAGTAATTCATTTGTTATCTATGCTCCAAATGATATTGAAACTCGTAAGGGGCGAATGGAGGTGGTATCGGGCATTACTCTTAAAGAGGGTTATCGTGGATTGATTGTTCCAATTACATTTAACGCTCTTCATGGTTTGCCTACGGAGTCAGATTATCGCCTACAGCACTCCGATGTGATTTCTACGCATGTAGGGGAGAAGGAGATGGTAAGACTTGTACTCTCCATCAATGATGAAACAATGATACAAGAGCAGACGAACTTCGGTTCACGCTCTCGCTACCTTATCATTCCGAAGGGCTCTCCGCTTGCCGTTCTTTTGATTTTTAAGCTGTGAAATATTTAATTGCGGATGGAGGTCTATTCTATAGTATCTCCTTCCGCTCTATCAAGTAAACTATGACAGAAGTTGAACGTAAAATGCGCAGAAGTAAATACGGCAAGACCTACTATCAAAAGCATCGTGAAGCTTGCATCGAAAGAGCCAAAGCTTGGTACAATGCTCATAAAGAGTATCGTAGGCTGTATATGCTTGCGTATAATGGTAAATAGTATTTTTATATGGATGAGTTGGATAAAATTAAAGAGTTAAATACTCAATATAAGCTTTTACGTAATAACGGGATGGTGGTAAAAGTAGACCTCGTAACCAATGTGGGAACTTATGTAGTTAAGAACCCTAACATTATTAGCAAGGTGCTTGACTTACTTATCCGTGAATCGCAGAAGCAGATAGAAAGTGAGGTGAATACATGATAGGATTGAATGATAGACCAACAAGAGCAAAAAGGGTTGTTGTGGTTCAGTTAAAAGACAAAAAGCCTGAACCTTTCCTTACTTGCCCAGAGATTTATTTAAAGTACGATAAAGAGAAGATTGGCATCTGTCTTAATGCTCTATGGAATGCTCTTGCTAAAGATGGTTGCTACGAGAATAAGAAATGCAAAATCTCTTATCAGAGTATCGAACAATTAAAAACATTGGCATGGGAGTAGGTAATAAAGGGTGTTGTGTACTAAAATATCCTCATTCTATAGATGATGGATTATTAGCTCTGTACGCACAGGGGCTTACCATACCCGAAATTAGTAAAAAGGTAGGTATACCTTATGAAACAGTACGGCGGCGACTAAAAGGAAATGGAGTTAAACCTGCATCACCACGATTTATCGCTAAGTATGGTGAAATCCGTTATTTAGGGCGTTTCCGCTACTGGAGCGAGGAGGAGGAACAGAGATTTATTAGATTATTTCCCTTTCGTACAAATAAAGAAATTGCAAAAATCTTCTGTTGTAATATCAGAACAGTTAAGAATAAGGCTATGTCTCTTGGGTTAAGAAAAGATGCCGTATGGTTGCATGAGTATAGATTATCTTCCATGAAGATTGCTGCCATTATATCCAAATCAAGCTCTAAGAAGTTTAGGTTTAAGGAAGGGAATAAATTCGGACATAAGTTTAAGAAAGGGTTTAAGTACGATAAAGAATTTTGGGAGAAATATAGAAGAGGTGAGGTTTCTTTGCCTTGATTTTATTTTTTCTTAGTATATATGATAAAGTTAAAAAACATTTGTAATATGGAAGAAACTAAGTATAATAATGATGTACCTTACGAAAGAGTAGTGCTTAGAGTGTTAGAAAACTACTCGAAGATGCAAATCAAGCTAACTCGTTACCAGAAGAAGGTCAAAGAGCAAGGTGAGTTGCTTAATAAATTAAACAACAAACACAATGATTACGAGAAGGTCGTAGCTGAGCGTGATGAGCTTCTCCAAAAGAATAAAGAACTTTCTCGCCAATTGAAGATTTACGAAGGTGTGCGTAAATACTTCAATGGTCAAGTCTCAAAATTACAATACTCTGTTAATTCTTATGTAATCGATTGAAAATGAGAGAGTTAATTAACGTAATATAACTAATAAAATTT